TGGACAGCGGCGGGGTGGGGCGCTCCTTGCGGGGCTGCTCGGGCCAGCGGCGACGGGGCTGCGGGGTGGGGCGCTCGCTCCAGGCTTTGCGGCGATGGGGGCAGTCGATATGCGAGCACTCGGCCAGCTCGCCGTTCGCGCGCGCGGGGTCTCGCTTGCAGACGGCGCATCGATCGGTCATTGCAGCTCCTCTGCGGATTGTTCCGCGATCCAGTCGGTGAGGTCGGCCCAGCCGCGGTCGGCGCAGTGGCCGTGGTGGCAGCGGAAGGCCCCGTGGTACTCGTTCTCCGCGGCGGGCTCGCGGATGGCAGCGCCGGTGTCAGATTGGGCGGTGTGCTCGGCGAGCCATGGGCAATGCATCTCCACCCACCCGCTCATGTCCGGCGTCTGGCGCTTCAGCATCCCATGCTGCGCCAGCCACGCAAAGTGCACGCCGAAGGAGCGGTTGCGCTCCAGCGCCTCCTCGGTCAGGAGCCGGGTGCGCGGCTCGCGCCGCCCGTTCAGCTGCAGCCCGAACGCGAGGAGCAGCTCCTCGATGCTGAAGCGACGGTCGGGGCGCAGCTCGCGCAGCGCGCATCGCCACCCGCCGTGCTGCGGCTTGCCGTTCACGTGGGCGGGGAGGCGGCCGACGCGGGTGATGCCGGACATGCCGGGGTCGGCGCCGAGGAGCTTGCCGGAGATGAAGGCGCGGATCACAGCGTCAAAGCGCGCCGCGTCCCGCTCGGGGCGGTCGAGCATGTACCACCACTGCTCGTTGTTGGGGCTGGTCTCCACCCGGGCCGTGGGCGGCACCCCGCGCACCACCTCGGGGTCAACCTTGGTGCCCACGTCGTCCACCATCAGCGCGAGGCCGGCCTGGAACGTCTCGGTGCGGCGGCGGAAGGAGTTGTCGGGGCTGCGGCCAAACGTCGCAACCGTCACGTACGCATTCGCCGCCGCGCCCAGCTCGATCTCCCGCCCCGGGCGCCACGGCCGGGGCCGCCACGCTGCGGGGCCCACCTTGCCGGGGTCGCCGATGAATCCGCAGATGATCAGCCGCTCGTCCTCCGGCAGGTGCTCCCCGCACAGCGCCGCCAGAAACTCGTCCCGATCGCTCGGGCGCGCGCCCGCGAGGGAGGTGTGCTTGGTGCGGGCGGTCATGGCTGCTCCACTGTGGTGGGTGCCTCGCGCAGCCGCTCCATGCCGCGCCGCGCAAGCTCCGTGTCTTCGGGGCTAGCGACAGCGGCGCATGGGCCTGCATGCCCGCGGCCACGGGTGCAGCGCCAGCCGGGCGGCGGGATGTCGCACTCCGCATCCATCACGGCCGCATCGGCCGCAATCGCTGCTGCGCGGGTGTCGGTGGTGGGTGCCTGGGTGGCGGTGATGCCGTGGGCGGCTTCGATGGCGCGGGCAAACAGGATCAGCGGGTTTGTCTGCGAACCGTCGTAGCAGTCCACGGACAGCGCAATGATCTGCGCATCGGTCAGCGCGGCCGGCTGCTGTGCGTGCAGTCGCCGGAGCTCTGCGGCCGCGGCGTGCGCGATGTTCACGCGACGCGTCCACGACTCCAGCACCCGCGCCAGCCGCAACGCCTCCGGCTCCTCGCCCGGGGCGCAGTGCGGACTGGCCGCGCCGTCTGCGCGGCTCGCGCAATAGTCTGCAGGGAGGGGGCGTGCATCGGCCTCGCTGGTCTCCAGGGGCGCTGAATCGTCGGGGGTGGGGGTTGGTGTGGGCATGAGCGGCTCTACGTTGAATGGGCGCGGATTTTCGGGCTCCACGCCGGGGCCGACGGAATTCTCGGGCTTCTTGGGCGGCGTGGATGAACGATCGGTGGGCGTCGAGGGTTTTCCCTCTCCCCTGGGTCGCGGGGGCTGAACTGTGGCGGTGGAGCGCCGCGCGGCGGTCGGCGTTGCCGCGGCTGGGCGCGCGATGATGCGGCACGCCCTGTTTCGGGGCGCCGCGGGGCTCGGCGCGTCCCGAGATTCCCAAGTTCCCAAGGGGCTTACCTCGTTTCAAAAAAAAAATCGGAAATCCGTAAGTCCTTGATTCGTATAGAAACGAAAAAATCGAAAACAAAAAATTTAATTACGTACGGGGAGAAGAATAGGGAATCTTGGGAACTAGGGAATCTTGGGAAACCCCGCGGCGCGAGGGGGCTTTGAGATTCGGTGAGAACCGGCGATAATCGCGCGTCCGCGTAGATTCATTGCCCAGCGCGCGGCGGCGTCTCCAAATGAAGATTGCAATTGCAGCTCACACATTCACTGATGGAGACTCGGCGTGACAGGCGCGCGGCGCCTCAGTGCGCGGGACAGAATCACGCCAGCCCTCGCCGAGCAGCGCAAAGCTGCCCACGAGCTGCCGCACGAATGGCTGTTCCGGCTGGCGCGCGGCGAGGGCATCAAGCAGAAGCGCCTGCAAACGACATTCGACCCCGCCACCGGCGTCGAGTTGTCGCGCAAATGGGTCGAGGAAACATACTACGCCTCCATCGACCAGCGCATCGACTGTGCCAAGGCGGCGGCCCCGTACTACGCCCCGCGCCTCGCCACCAACACGCTCCAATCTCCAGCCACGGACATCGACGCGCTGCGCGAGCTGTTCGCGGGGCTGGCGTCGCGGTTGCCGGTGTGATGCTATGAGCAACGTCGTCGCCCTTCCCGGCGTCGCGCCCGACGCGGTGCAGCCCGCATTGCACGACGCGCCCGCAGTCCTGCGCACCATCGCCGCCAAACTGGAGGCGGAGGCCGCCGCGTATGGCCCCGGGTTCATCGCTCGGGTCGTGGTGGTGGTGCGCGCCAGCGGCCGAGAACCCACCGTGCACGCCGCGGGCAATTGCCCGCCTGCGCAGGCCTTCATGGACCTGCACGCCGGTGCGCAGCAGCTCATGAACATGCGCAGCCCCTCGCGCTGAACGACGATGGCCGGCCGCCCGCGCAAGACCCCCGCCGCAGAGGCCCCCGCCACGCTGCCCGCGCGCACCGGCGGCGCTGCAGACCTGCTCGCCCGGGCCGACAAGCGCGAGCTCGAGCGCTGGTACCCGCTCCGCCCCCACCCGCAGCAGCTGCGGCTCGTCGAGGACCGGGTGCGGTTCAAGGTCGTGCCCGCCGGGCGGCGCAGCGGCAAGACCGAGCGCCTCAAGCGCTTCACCGTCCGCGAAGCGCTCCGCACCCAGATGCCCTACTTCCTCGGCGCCCCCACCTACGCGCAGGCGCGGCGCATCTTCTGGGACGATGTGAAGCTGCTGGGGCTGACGCGGTCGTTGCCCGGCGTGAGCATCAGCGAGTCCGACCTCAAGATCATCTACCCCCACGGCGGCAGCATCACGGTCGTGGGCCTGGACCAGCCGCAGCGCATCGAGGGCACACTCTGGGGCGGCGGCGGGATCGACGAGTTTGGCGACCTGAAGCCCGAGGCCTGGCCCGAGAACATTAAGCCCGCCTTGGACACCGAAGACCCGCGCTTCCCGGGGCACGTGGCGTGGTGCTGGTTGGTGGGGGTGCCCGAGGGCCTGAACCACTACTACGACATCGCCGAGTACGCCCGCACCAGCGGCGACCCGGACTGGGCGTTGTACCACTGGAAGAGCGCCGACATCCTCAGCGCCGACAAGATCCTCGCCGCCCGGCGGAGCATGAGCCTGCGGCAGTTCCGGCAGGAGTATGAAGCCTCGTTCGAGACCGCCGCCGGGCGCATCTACGAAGAGTACAGCCCCGCCAACGCCACCACCGAGCGCATCGCGCCGCACGAGCAGCTGTGGTGGGGCCACGACTTCAACTTCACGCCCCTCAGCTCGTTCATCGGCGTGCGCCGTGGGGACGCGTTGTACGCGCTGGACGAGATCGTGCTGGACTCGGCGGTGGCGCGCCAGTCGGCGATCGAGTTCTGCGACAAGTTCAAGGCGCACCAGAACCGCCGCGTCATCATCTTCGGCGACCCCGCAGGCCGGGCCGGCGAGAAGCACGGCCACGCCAGCGACTACAACGAGATGGAAGCCGTCCTCCGCCAGAACAACTGGACCTACGAGCGCCGCGTGAAGCCCGCCGCGCCCGCCATCCGCGATCGCCAGAACGCTCTCCGTGCCAAGATCTGCACGGCAGACGGCCGAGTCTCGCTGTTCGTGAACCCGATCACGGCGCCCACGCTTCACAAGGGCCTGAGCACCGTGCAGACCAAGAAGGGCAGCTCCTTCATCGAGGAGCAGTCACGCGAGCAGCACATCACCACCGCCATCGGCTACTGCGTTGCGCACGAGTGGCCGGTGCTGTTCCACATGCCCGAGACCGCCATCCAAGTCCTCCCCACCGTCCACCACTGGGCCTCCCCCGCCGCCAGCGCGCGCGGCTGGCGCGGCTGAGCCGGGGCGCATCACTCATGACCATCCGCCAGACCCAGAAGCTCCGCGACCTGCACGCCCGCATGCGTCGGCGGTTTGACCGCGTGTGGTGTGCGCAGCGCGACGAGCGCATGCAGTGCATGCAAGACCGGCGGTTCTACGCGGTGGCGGGGGCGCAGTGGGAGGGCGCGCTGGGGGACCAGTTTGAGAACCGGCCGCGGCTCGAGGTGAACAAGATCCGCAAGGCGGTGAACCGGATCGTGGCCGAGTACCGCCAGAACCGCGTCGAGGCGCAGTTCCTCCCCGCCACCGACTCCCCCGCCAACCAGAGCGCCGCCGACTCCGCCACCAGCCTCTACCGCGCCGCGTGCGTCGCGCCGCTGGCCTCCGCGGCCAAGGACAACGCCTTCGAGGAGGCCGCGAGCGGCGGCATCGGGGCGTGGCGGCTGCGGCCGGTGTCCGTCGACGAGGACGACCCGGGCGAGGACGAGCAGGAGATCGTGGGCGAGCCCATCTATGACGCCGACGTCCGCGTGTTCATGGACGACAACTCGCTGCGCCCCGACAAGTCGGACAGCAAGTGGGGCTTCATCATCACCCCCTACACCCACGAGGCCTACGAGGACAACTGGGGCGACAACCCCGCCACCTGGTCCGTCGAGCGGCTGGGGACGCAGTTCGAGTGGGTGACGACGGACACGGTGTTTGTCGCCGAGTACTACGAGATCGTCCGCGAGCGCACCACGCTGCGCATCTGGCGCCACCTCGACGGCACCGAGGTGCGCACCCTGGACCGCGACCGCGCGGCGGACCCGGACTTGGAGCGGTGGCTGCGGGCGGTGGGCGCGAAGATGGTGGCGGAGCGGGAGGTGAAGGTGCCCGCGGTGTACAAGTACATGGCCAACGGCAACGAGGTCATCGAAGAGTGCGGCCGCGTCCCGGGCAAGTACATCCCCATCATCATCACCTACGGCCAGCGGTCGGTGGTGGATGGGGTGGAGCGGTGCTGCGGCGCGGTCCGCGTCGCCAAGGACCCGCAGCGCCTCAAGAACATGCTCACCAGCAAGCTCGCCGACATCGCCGGCGGCTCCAGCGTGCGCAAGCCCATCTTCACCCCGCGCCAAGTGGCCGGCCACACCGAGCTCTGGGCCAACGACAACGTCCAGAACAACCCCTACCTGCTCATCAACGAGCTGATCGACCCGGTGAGCGGGCAGCTGATTGTGGCGCCGGTGAGCTACCTGGAGCCGGCCACCGTCCCGCAGCCGCTCGGCGCGCTGCTGGAGCTGTCCGAGTTCGACATCAAGGACCTCCTCGGCTCCACCGAGCAGGCCGAGAAGGTCGTCAGCAACGTCTCCGAAGAGACGATGGGCATGGCCCAGCAGCAGATCGACCTGCAGAGCTACGGCTACACCTCCAACTTCCAGCGCGCCGAGCGGTACGCGGCGCTGGTGTGGCTGGAGATGAGCAGGGAGCTGTACGTCGAGCGGGGCCGCAAGATGAAGGGCTCCACCGCCGACGGCAAGCTCCAGACCATCGAGCTCCAGAAGCGCACCATCGACCCCAAGTCCGGCGCCGCCTTCCTGGCCGCGGACTTGCCCGGGGCGGACCTCAACCTCGAGATCACCTTCGGCCCCAGCAGCACCACCCGCCGCGACAGCACCGTCCGCCGCCTCACCAAGATGCTCGCCATCGTCAAGGACCCCGAGACCACGGCGGTGCTGGAGGCGTTGGCGATGATGAACCTGGAGGGCGAGGGCATGAGCTCCACCCGTGCCTACTTCCGCAAGCGCCTGCTCGCGCTGGGCGCCGTGGAACCCACCGAGGAGGAGCGCAAGCAGATGGAAGAGGCGCGCGCCAACAAGCCCGAGAACGCCAACGACGCCTACCTCCGCGCCGCGGCGGAGGGCGAGGGCGCCAAGGCGGTCAAGGCTCGCGCCGACACGCTCCTCTCCCTGGCCCGCGCGCAGGAATCCCGCGCCAACGCCGCCTCCATCTCCGCCAACGTCGACCGCTCCGAGGTGCAGCAGCTGGTCGACCTGAGCGCGCAGCTGGCCGCGCCCGCCGCGCAACCGCAACCCCAGGGGAATCCGCCGGCCCCGCAACCCACCCCGGCGAGCATCTAAGGACCATCAGCATCATGCTCATCCACACCCTCATCCGCCGCCACCTCCGCCTCCACCGCCCCGACGACGGGGGCGAGGGCTCGGGCGGCGGCGCTGCCGCGGCGCCCCGCTTCAACACCCAGCTCCCCCCGGACACCCCGGCCGACGCAGGCGGCGCGCCCGCCGACGGCGCTGCGCCCGAGGGCGAGGGTGCCACCCCCGCGGCAGAGCCCCAGGGACAAGCGGAAACGCCCCCGGGCGACGCGGGCGCCGACGGGGAGGGGGAACCTACGCTCCTGCTGGACGACGCGCCCCTGCACACCGAGGAGACCAAGCCCTGGGTCAAGGAGCTGCGCAAGAAGTTCCGCGACCAGGCGCAGCGCCTGGCGCAGTACGAGCGGGGCGGCGCAACGCCCGCGGCGGGCCCGGCCGCGCTGCCTCCCGCCCCGGGCCCCAAGCCCGAGCTCCGCAACTTCGACTTCGACGCCGAGCAGTACGCGGCGGCGCTCGACAAGTGGCACGACGCGAACAACAAGCGCGCCGCCGCCGAGAAGGACGCGCAAGCCCGCCAGACGCAGGACCAGCGCGACTGGGAGGCCCGCGTCACCGCGTACCAGCAAGCCGGCCGGGAGCTCGGGTTTGCTGACTTCGAGGACTGCGAAGCCGCCGCCCTCACCGAGCTCTCCCCCACCCAACAGGGCATCATCGTGCAAGGCGCAGAAAAGCCCGCGCTGGTCATGTACGCCCTGGGCCGCAACCCGCAGCTCGCCCGCGATCTCGCCAAGCTGGAAGATCCGGTCAAGTTCGCATTCGCGGTCGCCGACCTCCAACGCAAGCTCACCGTGGCCAAGCGCAAACCCACCACCAAGCCCGAACCCGCCGCCCCCGCCAGCAGCCGCAGCGCTTCCGAAGCGCTCGCCGGCGAGGACCGCAAGCGCGAAACGCTGCGCCAGGAGGCAGTCCGCACCGGCGACATGAGCAAGCTGCTGGCCTACAACCGCGAGCAGCGCTCGCGGCGCACCGCCTGATCACCCACATCCAATCCGCAAGGAACCGCAACCATGAAGACTTTCAAGTTCAACCGCATCGGCGCCGCTCTGGCGGCCCTGGGCTCCCGCATCAACGACCTGCTCTTCGCGCACATGGCCCGCAGCGGCATGGTGCTGGGCGCCAACTCGTTCTCCAAGCAGGAGATCGTCGCCTTCGAGAAGGTGTTGGAGGGTTTCGAGGACGGCTTGGTCGTCAGCGAGAAGTTCGTCAAGTTCGACGTCGATGACCAGACGGCCGAGCGCGCCAACAACACCATCTGGCGCCCGATGCCGTACATCGCCCAGTCGTTCACGGGCCTGGACCAGTCCGCCAACTTCAACCGCAACTACGCCCAGCTGTCGGTGCCGATCTCGCTGGGCTACTCGCACTCGGTCCCGCTGACGATGTCGGCCACCGAGCTGCGCGACGCCCTGCAGGAGCAGCGTCTCGGCAAGGCCGCAATGCAGCGGCTGGCCAGCGACCTGAACGTCGCCTGCAGCAACCTCGCTGCGCTGACCGGCACCATTTTCGTCAAGCGCTCCGCCGCCGCGGCGGGCTTCGACGATGTGGCCGCAATCGACACCGCGCTGAACCGCCTGGGCATCGACCCGATGGGTCGCAGCGTGTTCTACTCGTCGGGCGACTACAACAACATGGCCAGCAACCTGGCCGGCCGGGTGCTCGACAACAGCAAGTCGCTGGTCGCCTACGAGCGCGCCTACGTGGGCAACGTCTCGAGCATGGAGACGCACAAGCTGGACTACGCCTACCGGCTCACCGCCGCCGCGGGCGTCACCGTCACCGTCAACGGCGCCAACCAGCGCTACGTCCCCAAGGCCACCAGCACCGCGGGCACCGGCGAGACCTCCAACGTCGACAACCGGTACCAGAACCTGACCATCGCTGTGACGAGCGGCACGGTGAAGGTGGGTGATGCGTTCACCATCGCGGGCGTGAACGAGGTGCACCACATCACCAAGCAGGACACAGGCTCCCTCAAGACCTTCCGCATCGCGGGCATCGTCTCGGGCGGCGGCGGCAGCGGCGTGGTCACCATCTCCCCGCCCATCATCGCCGCCGACAGCTCGCCCACCGACCCCGAGCTGCAGTACAAGAACTGCACCGCCACCCCCGCCAACGGCGCAGCCATCACCTGGCTCAACACCGCCGCAGGCTCGGCCAATCCGTTCTGGGTCGGCGACGCGATGCAGATCATGCCCGGCCGCTACAAGCCCGCGGCGGACTCCGGCCTGGCCATCATGTCCGCCACCGTCAAGCAGGGCATCACCGTCACCATGGCACGCCAGGGCGAGATCGGCGCGCTGTCGACCAAGTACCGCTGGGACCTGTTCTACGGCCTGAGCAACATGCAGCCGCAGATGTCCGGCATCGAGATGTTCAGCCAGCCCTGATCGCCCGGCGGCGAGCTGACGATGACCGCCCGCCGCCCTCCAGCGGCGGGCTTTTTGTAAGGACCCACGATGAGCAATGCGAACGATTTCCCGATGATGCTGTACCGGGCGCCCGGCCCCCATGAGATCCAGGGCATGATGCTGGCGTACGTGATCGTGCCCGACGCCGAGCAGCTGGACGCGGCGCTGGACGATGGCTGGTGCGCCAGCCCGATGGACGCCCACGCCGAGCACACCGCCGCCCAAGAGCATGCGGCGGAGCAGCGCCGCGCCGCCGCCAACGCCGAAGCCCTCGCCCGCGCCAACGCCTCCGCCCCCGACGCGGCGCCCCCGACGCGCGCGGAGCTGGAGGTGAAGGCGCGCGAGCTCGGCATCAGCTTCACAGCCAAGACCACCGCCGCCGCGCTCGTCCAGGCGATCGACGCCAAGCTGCGCACCGCCGCGGCCTGACCCACGGACGACGAGGAGCGCACAACATGCCGTGGACCAAGCGCCAGCTCGTGGAGGCCGCATTCGAAGAGGTGGGCCTGGCGCCGCACACCTTCGAGCTGCAGCCGGAGCGCCTGGAGTTCGCGCTGCGGCGCATGGATGCGATGGTTGCGGAGTGGACGACCACCGGACTGCGCATCGGGTACAACGCCGCAGGCGGCCTGAACGACGACTCCGGCGTCTCCGCGCAGAGCGTCAACGTCGTCTTCCTTCACCTCGCGCTGCGCATCTCCCCGTCTCTCGGCAAGACCGTCTCCGCGGACACGCGCTCGTCGGCGACCGCCGCGATGAATGCGCTGTACATCGCCGCCGCGCAGCCCGTCCAGCGCCAGCAGCCTCCCGACATGCCCCGCGGCGAAGGCCAGCGCCCCTGGCGCGGCACGGGGTACACCTTTATGCCCCCGCCGGACACATCGCCGATCGCCGCCGCGCAGCCCGACAACCTGCAATTCGACAAGGACTGAATCCATGGCCATCGAACGACTCACCCAGGCCGCGCTCTCCGCCGCCGCGCAGATCCCCTTCTACGACCCGGCCAACGGCTCCGACGCCCGCGCCAGCATCACGGCGCTGGCCACGTTGCTGGCCGAGCTGATTGGCGTGTCGCAGCTGCAGGTGACGCAGTACGCCGCGCCCAACGCCACCGGCTTCACCGTTCTCGTCGCCCCGGCCACGCCGGGCGCCAGCGTCTGGCTCCTGCTCACGCCGCTGGCCGGGTACGCCGCGGGCACGCTCACGCTCCCCGCCGTCGCGGCGGCGCAGCACGGCCAAGAGCTCCTCGTCACCACCACGCAGAGCGTCACCACCCTGACGGTCTCCGGCAACGGCGCCACCGTCAACGGCGCCCCCACCACCCTCGCCGCCAACGGGTTCTTCCGCATGAAGTTTGATGCGGTGCTGGACGCGTGGTACCGGGCGGGCTGACGCACAACCACCCCTCCTTGAGCCCACGAAAGGCTGACCCGCAATGTCCGACATCGCTTTCACCCCCTACTCCGGCGCCACCGTCAGCGCTGCCAGCTCCGCCGGAGTGGCCAACGTGACCACCCTCGCGCGCGCCCGCGCGCTGCTGCTGATCAACGTCGGCACGCAGCTGGTCTTCATCCGCGTCAAGCCCAACGGCAGCGCCACCGACGCCTCCGCCACCGACATGCCCCTGCCCGCAGGATCGCAGGCCGTCATCCTCAAGAGCTCCGACCCCGGCGCCCTCACCGGCGAGACAGTCGTCAGCATCTTCGGCACCGGTGCTGGCAGCACCATCTACGTCACTCCGGGCGAAGCGCCCGGCCTCTGAAGGGGCCAAGCATCATGAGCAGCACCATACTCGCCGGGGCGCAAGCCTCCGTCCCCATCGCCGCTGGCGACTCACTGGGTGTGACGGGGCCTGGCACCTACCAGGTCACCGCCCCAGGCCGCCCCGACATCGCCACCGTGCAGCGCCCCATCGGCCCCAACGGCAGCGTGGTGGGCCCGTTCGACGCGGCGGCGACGGTGCGCTTGGTGGCCGGCGGCGCGCTAATCTACGACACGCTGGGCGCTGGGGATGTGCTGGACCGCAGCGGGCGGCTGGCAATGACCGCGTCCGACGTCTCGAAAAACCAAGCCTTGGTGTCAAAGTATGGGGTTCCGGGCGGCGGCCTGTACCTGGGCGATGCTGCTCCGAAGCGGCTGCGCCGTGGCACCTACGGCCGCAAGGTCGGGGCCTGGGAAGGCGCGCTGCAGAACTCGGCCGGCACGACGAGCTTTGTGGCCGGCGACGTGCCGCCCTGGGCCGACTTCACCACGCGCTCTGTCCGGCTGGACCAGAACGCCACCACCAGCTTTGCGCAGGTGTCCTGCGAGGGCGGGCAAGCATACATGCCGCTAGGGCGCGGCACCGGCCCTGCCGCCACTCCGCTGACCGGCGGTTTCACGGCTGGCGTGTGGGTCAAGAACCCGGGCAGTCGAACGCTGAATTTCCTGCTGCAGATGTACAACGTGGCGGCTAACCGTTCGGTGCAGTTCTACGGCGCGTGCGAGCCGGGCGGCTGGCGCTTCATCACCTTCAGCCCGGTGCAGGATGCCGGGGGCACATGGTCCCGAGGGGTGGATGCGGTAAGCCTCGTCCGGGTGGCACAGCGCGACACCGGCGCCGAAGGCGCATGGCTGGCCGGCGAGTATCTGCAGTTCGGCCCGGTCTATGTCGATGTGGCGGCCCGGCCAAAGTTCCTGCTGACCTTCGATGACGGGCTGATTACCCAGCGATACCCGCACAACACCCCGTTCGTCAGCGGCGCGGCCAACGTCACCAGCACGCTCAGCGACGTTCTCACGACGAACGCAGCGCACAACCTGAGCATCGGGACGCCTATCCAGTTCAGCGAAACGGCGCCCACCTCGCTGACGGCCGGCACGACCTACTGGGTCAAGACCGTGCCGAGCAGTACCACGCTGACGCTGGCGACCGATTCCACGTTGGCAACGACCGCGACCACGACCGGGTTTGCCGGGGTGGCACGCTGGGCCTACGCAGGCACGCAAGACCGCAGCATTCAGCAGATCGTGGAAAGCTACGGCTTCCGTGGCTCGCTGTTCATCGTGCCGCAGTGGCTGGGCACGACTGGCCGCTATGGCTACGGCGGCGGCAGCAATGCATTCATGTCGGCGTCCGATGTGCTGGCGATGTGGGCTGATGGGTGGGCGGTGGGATCGCACAGCAACACCCACCCGAGCAACGGCGACAGCGCCGGCCTCCGGCTGCTGGGTCCGTATGGCTACTACCTGTCCAACGCCTACGACAACATGCCGTTGCAGTACCGGACCAACTTCGGCATCACGATCGCATGGCGCCGTCGCGTCACGGCCGGCACGCAGGCCAGCCCCAGCGTTTTCACCACCGAGAACGCGCATCAGTTCCTTGTGAATCAGCCCATCGTGTTCACGGATGTGGCCCCGACCGGTTGCACGCTGGGTGTCACGTACTACGTGCGGACGACGCCCAGCGCCACGACGTTCACCCTGGCGACCGATCAGGGCACGCTGGCGAGCGCCGTCAACAACACCACCGGCGCGTGGTCGGGGACAGCCAACTACCGCTGGCCGGGCTCGACGCTGGATGACTCGGCGATCTATCAGGACATCATCGACTGCGCCAACGCGCTGACCGCGATGGGCATCACCACCGCATTCAAGTTCCTGGCGCTGCCCCAAGGCGGCGCCGATGAATACGTGCGGTCAGCGTGCATCCGGGC